TACAGTCTAAAGCATGAGCCACCCCCTGAACTGAGCCAATCTGCGTGTTCATTTTAACAAAACCGTTGGCTTGCTTAGATTGATACAACTCCCTTGCGTGCTTGTCAAGTCGTGCCTTATCTTTTCCCCCAATATCCTCAAAATATCCATTCCCTTTTATGCCTAACTCTTTTTTGGCTTCGCTCTTTGACTCCTCCAGCATCGCATCATTGTGCTTTTTTTTAACTGCCTCAACATCTTCGGCATACGCTTTTAAATAAACCCCAAACAATGATTTCATCAAAGGTTGAATCTGACCCTTGCCAGCACCACTATCGGCCATTGTGAAAAACGTAGCGTGCAACGGCAAAGGCACACGAACGCCAAACGCAGGCTTCCACAATATCTGCGTTCTTGAAACAAGCATAAACAACTCGTCAAACAAAAATGCCCTTATCAATTTATTGGGTATGGTCGGACACGTCATTTTTAAGCTAGCTACCAACCCCTCAATGTGAACATTTCCAACCATGCGTTTATCTCCTCAACAGGTCACAAATAAAAAACACCCCCTCAGATACTGAAAGCGTGCAACGGCTTGAGACTAATAGGGGGTGTAGGCTTGTAGAGCCTTATCAAAAAATTGTATTTAAAATAATCTCAAACACGTTGCATAACCATAATACCATGCCTTTCAAATAAAAACAAGCTTATTTAAAAAATACTTCAATCACAAACCAGATGGGCGCAAAAATAGCCCTGTCCCATCTTTTGCCCATCAAATGCCCATCTCTTGCGCCTATCTAAAACTCAATGATTACAGGGGTTTCAGGGGGGATGGGCGCGATTGGCGCAACTCCCTTAGAATAATAAATATATATTATTATTATTATATATATTTTATACCTATACCTATATACCTATACCCCTTCCCGCCCAAAACCTCTGCCCATCGCGCCCATCTGACTTAAAACCGCACTATGACTGGGTTTGAGTAGATTGGCACATAGGCGCGCCCATTAAAACGCTCTGCCCATCTCCTGAAAACAACGTGCAAACAAAAAACCGTGCTATCACTGGTTATACGCCTTTAATGGCTAAAAATGCAAAGAAACTACACAACAAATAGATGTACTATTGCACAACAAAACGCCTAAAATTGTGCAAATGGTTGTTTATCTGCACACAAAAGCGGTTAATTGTGTACACGTCACACAATCGCCTTGGCAAGGTGTGCATGAGTGGTTAAACGGATTTTAATTATGGCGAATATGCCATAATTGTGCTATAATAAAAAAAGCCCCAAAGGTCGGGGCAGAATATTAGTCAAGGAGATTATACCATGGTTGCTAGAGAAAAGCTATACGGTCAACACGTTTGTTTAAATGCTAAGATCGCAATAGGGAAAAATGGAAAAATGAAAGAAGTAGGTTTGTCCTATACTGGCTACACTTTGTGCAATAACGCTTGGATTGACGTGGTTGCACAATCGAAACAAACGCCTACTTGCAAAACGGAATGCCAAGAATGCTTAAACGCTGGCCGTGTGCATCGTGACGTTTTAAAAGAGCGTACTCCTAAAGTGATGACTGAAGAGCAAAAGCTAAAACTAAAACTTGGCAAACAGTTGAAGCTTAATTCTGCGTCGTTAATTTAGGGTAGCCACGCTTTCAAAATGCGTTTTAGGTATGTAGACAAGGGTAAGCGTATTTTGAGAGCTTAGAGAGGTGTGTGTAAGATGTGCAATAAAAGAAAGCCCCCTAGCGATAGGGGGGTGGTTTACGTTATTTAATACATTTTAAGTCCAAGATTTTGAAAATGTTTGATCTTTAAATGCTTCTGCAAGTCCTGTTACTTGTTTTAGTCTTAGCACCTCTTCAGCATCCATGCCTAGTTCTTTTCCGATTCTTTCATCTGTCCAGTTATGTTTTTTTAGCATTGTAACAAGCTTTGCACTTAACTCCGTGACGTGGCTACCTCTAGCCATATTGTGCCTAACGGTAGATGTTACACGTTCTTCAATTGATTTATTTAACTTTACAACAGGCAAGTACCCATGTAATGAGTCTCTAACATCCTTTTTAGTCTTGGCAACGGTTGTGCGGTGAAATCCGTCTACCACAATGTAGCCTCCTCCTTCAGGCTTGTCTGATACAACTACAGGCATTGTAAAACCGTCTTTTTTAATGCTTAAATGAAGCAAACGCATTTCAGGCGGAGCCACTTTGTTGGGGTTGTATGTGTTGGCTTCAACCTCCTCACATTTAACGAGCTGAACCCCTAAAACAGGATGATTTAGCCCAATAGCTTCTTTTAATTCAGACTGTAAGCGGTTAAACAATTCAACTTTTTCATCAATTGTCTTGTTTTCAAACAATTCTTTAATTTCCATTCTTTAAAACTCCTTAAAAGTTATCGTAACAACGTGATACCACATCCATTTGACGCTCCATTTCTCGCTTAGTCTGCGAGAATGAAAGCCCTTTACACCAATAGTCATTTTTCAAAAGAACTTTGACAATTCTTCTCCATGATCCCACTTTTCTCGATGCCTCTAATTTTCTTTCTCCAAAATCAGGGAGTCTTTTATTTGGAAGTTCCTCCTTGTGTTTTTTCCAGTATTTTAAAAACTTGTAAATTTTTTTGCGATAGTGTTGTTCGATATGAGGGGGTAACGTTGAAAGTAAAAACTTGGCATACGTCTTATAAGTGTGACCACTAGGCAATTTAATCACAAAATTACCAAGTGCTTTATCTCCACTGTATTTATTGCCAAAATTAGCTCCTTCCACCCTTGCAACAACCTTAGTCCATGTTTGAGGCTCAAGTATTTTAAATAACCATAGCCCTTTTCTTTGATCGTCACCATAGGGTTGACATATCCGCATTTCGTGGATACTTAATCCAGCCAAGTGCATTAAGTCATAAATGCGATTATAGGCATATCCAAACTTACCATTTGCTATCCATATATCATTTGTTCTCCAATCATAAATAGGATAAGCATTATACACGTTATCACTTACCTTTGTCGTGTATTGTTTTCCCTTAAATGTTGTTTTAGTAGTGGATGCAATAGTTCTAAATCTATTTAGTGATTCATCAGTGCGGATTCCAACAAAGCAAGCAGTTTGTTGCCCTTTGCTTATCCATTCCCCAAACAAAGGCACAAACTCTTCAAACTCCATACCAATTTTAAAAAAATTAAAAAAATCAGGATCTGAAATCACACATGGGTAATCAGGTAAATCCCTAACCCAAGCATCTTTTTCTTTAGTATCCCAACAAAGCCAATGAGGCTTAACTTGACTAACAGCATTTCTTAAATGAAGAGGTAAACAAATCCAGTAACCGTCCACATCAGGATGAAGCATCACGGATTTAACATATTCAATCGTGCTTGAGTATTGAGCTTCTAAATCCACATACAGCACTTTTAAAGGGAGTTTTCCCTTTTCTTGTGCAACTTTTAACGCTAAATTAAACATAACGCCCGAATCTTTGCCTCCTGAAAATGATAAATAAACATCTTCAAAATTATCAAAAACAAACTCTAACCTTTCAATACTGGCATCATAAACATTTTGCAAATTGTAATGTTTAGGCATTAAATTAACTCCCCTACTTTTTCAATCAACTCTTTTTTCTTTAATGTGCCAAGCTCACTAAATAACTCTCCAATAAACTCTTTTAAGCGTTTTTTTCTACATAAACAAGCATGAAGCATTTTCTCAATTTTTAAATCCCCTTGCAAGTCAATGTAATGGCACTCGTGCTTTTGCCCTATTCTGTGAATACGATCCTCTGCCTGTTGACGAAGAATGTAGTCCCAAGATTGATTATAAAATACTTGAGTATTGCAGAATTGAAGATTTAAACCAGTACCCCCCACCGCCTGATTAGTAACTAGCATTTTGGCATCTCCACTAGCAAACTCATTTACTAAATCATGGCGTTCATTTAAGCAGTTACGCCCATCCATATATATCGCTTTATGACGTGTACATTCTTGAATTAAATCCAATTCCGCCCTATACTTTATCCATACAATTACCTTCCCTTCTACTGCTTCAACAACCTCATCTAGTCGTTCGATACGGTTTAAATCCTGCCCGATCAATTGATGCAAGGCGGTCACCAATCGATATATAACTGATTCAGTAATACCATATTGAGCATATTGTTCCAATATCTCGTTTTTAATTTCGTGATACTGGCTCACAATGGATGCATCAGACGTAAATCGTTCGGTGTAGTTTTTTTTCATCGGTAATTTCAAAACCTCTTCTTTTTTAAACTCAAACAAATAGGGCTTTAATCGATTCACAAGGGTTTTCTGATTCCACGTTCTCATTACTTTACGCTTACCAAATGAACTCTCTACTATCTTTTCAAAAATATGAAATTGCTCAAAACACCTCCAAGTTGGGTACTTCCAAATCTTCCAACTTAAAGCATACAACTGACTAAAGTAATCGTATAAATCTAAACCAATTGGAGTCCCACTCATAGCGTATCTATACTTGGCTTTTTTTGCTTGATTAGTGATGCGTTGAGTACGCTTAGCATCTTTGTTTTTAATAAAGTGGCTTTCATCTAATAAAAGAAACGCATTTTTAACGGCTTCACTAAAAGCTAAATAAGCATTATCCGAAGACTGGATAGCCTCGTAAGAAAACGACTCAAAAGGCACACTGCCTTGTGTATGTTCTTCAACCTGCTGGCGCAATCCTAGCAAAGTAGAATGAGGAGCCACCCATACAATACGGCTATACTTGGCTTGCTTTTCACAAGCTAGGGCAAGTATAGCAAGGGTTTTCCCTGTCCCCATATCCCCCTTAAGAAAACCAACCTTAAGAAATTTAAAGAACTCTACAGCATCGACCTGATGATGTAGGAGTGATGTTTTAATCGACCAAGTCATAGTCAACCTCCACTTTTTCATTTTGCAATGTAACAGGTGCATCAATTTTTTTATCATGAGGCATTTCTCCCCAATACAGCTCAAACTCCCTAGCCGATATTGTTTTTTCGGCGATCTTAGTAAACTTGTTATGCTTGCCTTTTCCGTTTTTAAAAAGTTTGAATTCAAACTCTTCTGTAAAACTAACGTTTAAGCGATAATCGTTCTTTCCTGATGTTCTTACCAACTTTGCAGGATGCCAAAAAAACCATTCTTCTTTCGGCAATTTTATTAAAACAGCACGAGTTGTTTCTGCTTGAATAAGGGAGGAATGCCCATCGACACTCCTCCATTCTTTATTCGGCATTAAACCCAACCTCTACTTGCTTGGGCTTTCAGGCAAGTTTGTAACTCCCATTTCAAAACAGGGCAAACAGCAAACATTAAACGACCCTTTAACATCGCTACATTGTCCGCCATGTATTCAGATACGTTTTCACCTTTTGTAAAAATGTACATATCAAAACCTGTTTTTGTTTCGTTAAATTTTCTCATGATTCTTTTCCTTTTCTTTACTGTAAACGTCAAGGCCGTTTTTTAATCAACCTTATGTATACATTATAACATATTGTAATACCATTGGCAACATTGATTATACAGATCATCTATATGATGTAACAAAACGTCACACTTGACAGCCTAGATGCTTGGTATATAATAAACACGGTTAGAAAACTATACTCATTGAAAGAGGTCTGAGCAATCGGGCCTTTTTTGATGACTTGACAGGGAAGTTGACAAAAGGGGGTAAACTTTGGCATAATGCAAGCATAATAGGAGATACGCTTTCGATGCCCTACGAGAAACCGCACAACCTACATGAGCCTACTGAAGAAACGCATGAAATACTTGAAGGAATGGCGATGAATGGAGCCACTCACAAGCAGATGGCAGAAGCACTAGGCATATGCGATAAAACGCTTGTAAAGCATTATGGTGATTATTTAAAAAGCGTTAAGCCCCTATTTGATGCAAGGGTGGCTAGACAGCTAAAACGTAACATCTTTCACGAAGACCCCAAAGTTGCACTTGATGCAACAAAATTTTATTTAAATAGCAAAGTGGGTTATAAGCAATCAACCGAAAACACACACGGTTTTGAAAATATGCCTAGCTTTACCGTGAACTTTTCAGGCGAAAAGCCTAGCGATGGCTAACGTGCCTTTGACGTTCCCACAATGGAGTGAAAAGCTTTTTAAACCTAAGCGGTACAAAATCGCTTATGGTGGACGTGGATGCTTACATCCTGATGCTTTAATTGATACGCCTAATGGTCAAATAAAAATAAGTGAGTTCAAAGGCGGGGATGTTTATTCTTGGCATAATGGGAAGATAGTTGTTGCACAAGCGACACCCTCAAAAGAATATACTGAAGAAGACTTGTATCAAGTCGTTTTTGAAGATGGGCGTTCAATTATTGCAACAGATGAACATAGGTTTCTTACAACTAAGGGGTGGGTGTATTTAAAGCATCTTTCTTCATCTTGTGGCGTAGTTTTACAGCGTCAGAAATTGCCTTCTTGCCTTCATCACTCCAGTTGGGAACCTTCCCCTTCAAAGTTACACGCAAATGTTCAGCATTGTTTGGAAAAACCCTTAAATTATCAGGATGATTGTTTTTTGGATTCCTATCAATATGGTCGACAACCTCTTCACGAGTTAAATAACGACCAAGCTTTTCTTCCATTACAAGGCGATGAACCGCAACATAACCGCCATGTTTTGAGCGGTTTGGATGTTCAGGACAGCGTTTTAAAAAATAGCCCTTTGCTTCTTTTATCCCACCTTTCCACATTGGTTGCTCTTCTTGAAGTAGAGGCTCAATGTTGTGAAGACAAGGGAAGCCGTAACGAACCCAAAACTTTTGAACAGCCTTTGGCGTTTTTCCTATTGATTCAGCTATATCTTTTGACCTATAGCCTTGTTTTGTCATTTCAAAAATTACTCTTGCATTCTCAATGTTGCGACAGCCTTCAAAATCAGGATGAAAATCTTTCATTGCTTCTTGACATTGCTTTCCACGCCGAGTGCGATAATCTTCCATTTGAAAATACCTCCTTACTTGGTAATGACTTTATTATATCAAAAGTAAGACTCATACGCAAGCACAGCCGACAAAAGTATTGGGATTTGCACGTTTTTAAAACGAATAACTATTTGTCTAACGGAATTGTAAACCATAATAGCGGAAAATCGTGGACGTTCACCGATGCTTTAATTTTAAAAGCGTATAACGAAAGGCTTGGTATTCTTTGTGCTAGAGAGTACCAGTCATCCATTGCCCAATCGGTTCATAAATTGATAGAGCAGAGAATTGGAGAGCTTGGCTTAAAGCCTTATTTTACAATACAGCAGGATACGATTAAGTGTAATGTGACGGGTGCGTATTTTGTTTTTGAGGGTCTGCAAAAACCTGATAGTTTAAACTCCATTGCCGATATAGACATTTGCTGGATTGAAGAAGGGCAAACTTTAAAAAAAAGAACATGGGAAAAATTAGCTCCCTCAATTAGAAAACCTGATTCGGAAATATGGATAACGATGAATCCATACTTGGAAAGCGATGTTATTTATAACGAGCTGATTCAATCAAAAGACCCAAAAACTAATAGTGTCACCGCGTTAATGAAAGTAAACTACACAGAAAACCCCTACTTTCCTGAAGTGCTAGAACTTGAACGGCGTTTGATGCTAGAACGAGACCCCGCCCTTTACAATCACATATGGCTAGGTGAATGCCTAACACATACAGACGCACAAGTCTTCAAAGACAAGTGGGAAGTAAAAGAGTTTACGCCTGAAAATTGGGACCTGCCCTTTTACGGCATGGACTTTGGTTTCTCTCAAGACCCCACGGCGTGCGTCAAGGTATGGGTTCATGATGAAACGCTTTATGTTGAAAAAGAAGCCGTGAAAGTAGGGCTTGAACTGGATGATACGGCCGACTATATTAAGCAGTTTATGCCCGAAATTGAAACCGCCATTATACGCGCCGATTGTGCTAGACCTGAATCCATAAGCTACTTAAAGCGCCACGGCTTGCCACGCATTCAAGCGGTTAAAAAGTGGGGTGGTAGTGTTGAAGACGGCATTACTCACATTAGAAGCTACAAAAGCATAGTCGTTCATCCACGTTGCACGCACACCATTAATGAGATGATGCTTTACTCGTACAAGGTAGACCAGCGCAGTGGAGACATCACAACGGCCGTTGTAGATAAACACAACCACGTTATTGACAGCCTACGCTATAGCTTAACGCCCTTAATGAAACGGAAATATACGTTTGTGGATGCGTTCTAAAAGTGGTATGCTATACTAAAAATAACCAAGGGGGATACCATGTTTGAGAATTTCTTCAATAAAAAAGAACCCATTAAGACCATTAAGACCGATGGCGTCGAGAATATACTCACAGGCCTAGGGCGATATGGCAGGGACGCTAATACGGCTACGATGTTCACACAGGACGCTTTACTTGACCAATACACTCTAGAAGGGCTTTACTCTTCCAGCGGTATTGCTAGGCGCTTAATTGACATGGTGCCCGATGAAGCCTTAAAGCGGGGTATTGATTGTGACGAAGAGCTTTATGCAGAACTTGAACGGCTAAACGCCTTTAAAGCCTTAACAGACCTAGCAAAAGACGCTAGGCTATACGGTGGAGCGATTATTTTACTACTGGCCAAGGACGGGGAAGAAGACCTTGCCATGCCCTTAAGAGAAGCAGGATTAAAGAGTATCGAACGATTAGCCGTCTTTGACCGC